TCAGACATTTTCTATCTTTTTTAACTGTCCCATTTGTGTCCCACTTTTATCGAGAACAATATTTAAATTTGATATCAGGGTTATAAGCTCCTTATTTTGCCGCCTTAAATCTTCTATTCGCATATTTTTTTCTTCTATCAATAGTTTCAAAGCCTTATTCTCAGCCCTTAATGCTGTTATATCATTATTTATGACGCTACTATTTACCACATTGTTATTTCCTACTATTGAAGGAACTTCACCACTAGTTTCGTGATTAACGTCATTATTAAATAGCGTCTCCATAGGAATCTCCAATAGATTACATATCCTAACCAATGTTGATGATCTAATGTCCGGCTTTTCTTTCAGGTTCTTAATCAAATCACGGTGAGTGTTTTCACCGTACATCAATTTTGACAATTGTCGTATTGTCATACCGTTGCGCTTCAAAACATCAACTATAACATCTGTATCTGGCGTTTCTCTTTTATATAGCATAGCTAATATATGTTAAAAATCCAACAAACCAAGGAAAATAATTCCTTCTTTAGTTGGAAAAGGATAATTTTACGGTTAAATTTGCAGCAAAAATAACGATAATTAATTAATAATACAAACAATTATGCCGAAAACGAAAATTGTAAACCTAAGCGAATGGTACAGGAATCTGACAAAAAAAGAGAAGTCTATATTCCTGGACCACATGTATAACAAATTCCATATAAGACAAGATACTCTTAGACGAAAATTATCAAATGACAAGCGTTATAAGATATCTACATTGGAATATAATGTTTTAATCGATACTATTGAGAAAGGAGATTGGAATGAAGAAAATTGAATTTTATAATGACCCTGACGGCCATGTATATTATACGCTAGAAAATGGTGATAAGAAAAGACTTACACGTTTTGATGACAATATAATTGACAATTTACTGAATATGATTATGAAAACATTCCCGGATACTTTCTCGGCACTTCAGAAAACTTATCCGCGTAAACATTCCACAAAATCCGCAGAACTTCAACATAAATTCATTATGGCTGAGCGATTTATCAGGTGTAATTTCGGTGAGAATGATCTCCTTACGCTCGATTTTGATAATGGAATTTACCATTACGAAATGGTAAGATGCCCTTTAAGGGGTGGACACTGCCAATTTGAAAATGTAATTTGTAATCCTAAGAGTAAACAAGATGTAAAATTATCTTGCTTGGAAAAAATGTTGCTTCTATGTATTCTGAGGGTGTTACATTTAGCGAAATTGCTGAATACATGGATAAGAGTCCGAATACAATCAAGACAGTACTTCACAGGATAAGAAAAAAATTGAAATTAAAAAATTCTCGTTCGATAATCAGGGAAGTTCATGTTAATAAAATTCTTTAATTGCTATGAATACTATTATATACAAATTATCAAGTAAATCAGTCTGCATACTCATGGATGATATGCTTGAGGAAGAACGTCTATATGAAATGCGGGTAAGACCAAGTGTTATTCCTGGATTTAAAGAAATCACACTTGCATGTTGTGAATCGGATACTGATTATTTTGCGAAAAAATTAAACAAATACCATGATATGTGTCTATTGGAAAACAAAAGATTATGAATTAATAAGCAGGATAAAAAAAGAACTTAACATACCTAAGGGTATCACAATTAACGGAGAAAACGAAATACATCCTACAGAGAATGACCTGCGTAAATTACGACTATATGAACAACAAGGAATTATACAATTAAGATATAAATCAATATAAAAACATTGAAGTTAATAGGAGGAAGGATCATCTTGACCAAATATGATTCTAGTGCCAAATTTCCATGGCCTAAAAATCCACAGCTTACAGTTACTGATGAAGATGGAGATTATAATTTTGTCACATTGAACAAAACTGATGTTAAGAAATTAATCAATGCATTGACTGAAGTTTTACAAAGTTTCCCTTCTGAAAAGACAAATACACATTAAATCATTTTTTAATATTTGAATTAACTATGAAAGAAATTAAATTACAAGTGCATGAGAAATTAATACCATTTATGACTTTTTTCGCTACATTGACTGCATATTACAAAATGGATGATGGATACAGGTCATTCCAAGTTAATGTATCAGATTACGAAAAAGCAATTAAATCGAACGATTTCTTGCCTGAAGACATTGAACTTGTCAGATTCCATAATGGCATTGCTTATGCCACAAGTAAAAGTTCTAATTGTACGCTTGTGTGGATTCCTGTAAAATTAGAACCAAAAGGAGCGATAGGCTTTTGTTTCGAAGGTCAGATTGATGAGTTTCCTGACATAATGGAAGAAGATCCTTTGTTCGGATATGCATTCAACGTTGATGTCTTACATTGTCCACAATTGAATCTATACTTTGATTTATAGTATGTATTTTGAATAGAAATCCTATCTTCATACTTTTGGCAAAAGCAAATGATATAATATGATTAAAGCAGAAGATATATTAAAGAAAACGGACGGAGGCCTAAGGATAATCTTAGACCTCTATCCTCAAGCACGTGCTGCCTTGGAGGGTAAAAAACATTTTGCCATAAGGGATGAAAAAACGCCTTCAGCTTCTTTAAGGGAATATAATTCGGCTAAATATGGCAGAATATGGCAAGTTACTGACTTCGGCGGAGAAGGCAGAGGCGAAAATGCGATATCGTTATGGATGAATGAACACGGTTACGACCGCTCTAGGTTTAACGAAGCAATATTGCAACTGGCGTCTATATATGGTGTTTCAGACGAAATCAAAAAAAATCTCAACAAACCGGATATAAGACAAAGGGATGCCCAAGTTGATGAGCCTGATGGCTCCAGAAAGTTTGAGCTTAAAGAATCATTCAGCGAATTTGAATTAAACCTACTCGGGCCGCGTGTGACTCAGGAAACCGTCAACGCGTTACATTGGCATTCGGTCAAGTATATAACTAACGTAAAGAATAGGACAACAACCGTTAAGTATTCAAATGAACACTATCCTATATTCATCCGTGAATGCATAATTAAAGAGGCTACAGGAGATAATCCAGAAGAGAAATTTTACAAGGTTTACGAGCCATTGAATTACGATAAGGGTTTCCGATTCTCTTACACACCGGCAGGAAAGAAACCTAGATATTATATTAATGGTCTTTTCGAGTTGAAGGAAGCTTATAGGGTGTATAACGCCAACGAAGAAAGGGAATGGCTCAAAAATCATGACGATGATAAACCTTATAAAGAAAAGAAGCTCCAACATGCTTTTATCTGTTCTGGAGAGCGTGATGCCTTATGCTGCAGATCTCTCGGCTTTCATCCATTATGGTTCAACAGCGAAACTTACCAGTTGTCCCCGGAAGAATACAAAGAAATAATGAAGTATGTCGAAGTCTTGTATAATATACCTGACATCGACGATACGGGAAAACGCAAAGGGAAAGAATTGGCGTTGAAGTACATTGACATCCATACCATATGGTTGCCTTCTTGGCTTACTACATATAAGGATAACAGAGGCCGGCCACGTAAGGACTTGCGCGACTGGATGGAAATTAAGTCTGAAAAGAAAAACTTCAGGGACATGATGAAACTTGCCATGCCGGCTAAGTTTTGGATAAGCTACCAGAATAAAGATGGACGATGGAAACATGAGATTGACACAGCTTGCTTGTTCAACTTTCTCAACCTCAATGGTTTCTTTGCGCTTCACGATGAAAATTCAACGGTAACGCAATTCGTCCGCATACATGGTAATATCGTAAAAAGAGTGACAGTTAAGGATATCAAGGAATTTGTCCGCAAGTGGGTAATTGACAGATTCGAGGAGAGAGATATTCTTAATCTTATTCTTAACACGCCAAAGCTGGCTAATAATGCGCTCGAGAGCTTACAGGAAATTGACCTTAACTTCACATCCTATACTAATATATCGCAGCTTTTTTTCTTCCCCAACAAAACTGTCGAAGTAAAGAATGTAACTCCTGGTTCTGAATCTATCATAGAATATGAACCTGGCAGTGACGATCTGCATAATTATGTTTGGGAAGACTCAGTCATTCCGCATGCGTTTAAAAAGCAACCTGACGCCTTCACGATTAAAACATGCAAGGATGAATTCGGAAGGTTAAGCTTTGACATAGAAATACATAATGTCAACAGCCACTTTTTCGGCTATCTTATAAACACCTCAAGACTGTTCTGGCGTAAGGAACTGGAATATAACTTTGAAAACAAAGAGAAGGAAGAAGCGTTGAGATATCATGCTGAACATAAATTCGACATATCGGGCGAAGGCCTTACACCCGAAGAAATCGAAGAACAGAAGAAGAATCTTATAAACAAAATATTCAGCTTCGGATACATGCTACACCATTACAAGTCGCCTTCCCGTGCATGGGCCCCTATGGCCATGGACAATAAGATCGGAGAAGACAACGAATGTAATGGCCGAAGCGGTAAGTCTTTCTTCTTCAAAACGCTGTCGCTGTTACAGAAAACTGTCAAGCTGTCCGGCAGAAATCCAAAACTTATGGACAACCCCCACGTTTTTGACCAAGTCACCCAGCATACCCAGATGCTGCTACTTGATGATTGTGACCGCTATCTCAATACGTCACTATTTTACGACAATATTACTTCGGACATGACTGTCAACCCAAAGAACAACCAGTCTTTTACAATACCCTTTGAGGATAGCCCGAAAATAGCCTTTACCACGAACTATGTGCCTTCAGACTTCGACCCGTCATCCGAGGCCAGGCTCTTATACATGGTCTTCAGCGACTACTATCATCAGAAAACCGAGGATAATAATTACCTGGAGACACGATCAATACGTGACGACTTCGGAAAAGACTTGTATGGCAGGGAGTACACCGAGGACGAATGGGTAGCAGACATAAACTTCTGGCTCCAATGCTGCGCATTTTACCTGCAATTAATCAAAGAGCCGGTAAAGATATTACCACCCATGGAAAACATTATTAAGAGGAAATTCAAGGCCGACATGGGTACAAACTTCGAGGATTGGGCAAATGGTTATTTCAGCCGTGAGTCCGGCAACCTGGACAAGTTCCTGCAGAGGGATAAAGTGCTCGAGGATTACATGTATTACGCCAAAACTAACAAGATAACAATGCAGTCTTTCACGCGCAAATTATGCTCGTTTGTCAAGCTATGCCCGTGGATCGACGAATTGAACCCTGACGAGTATAAGAACTCTTCCGGAAGAATCCAAAAAAGCGTAACTACGCCATCCGGCGAGGTTAAGACAAAGGACATGGTTTATCTTAGATCCGCTCCTGTCTATGGCCAAGACGACAATGATTCTTTGTTGAAAGATGTACCGGAAGAACTTATTAACGACCCTAGCCCATTTTAAACTTCCTTTAATCATATTGCCGAGTGATACTGTTCGCGAGAATCGTATCACTTTTTTTTGTTCGTTCACATTTATTTACAACCCATGTTTTTCGCTCCTCAAACTCCTCTTTCTTTTTTACTACTAAAAATTTGTGATTTTGTAATGTTGTGTTTGAAAAAAGATAAATCATTTAATATAAGTAAGTTAGAAAGCAAACAAACGCATCACGAATTTATCACAATTTCATCACAAACTTTATTTTTTTGTGATAGACATTTTTTCCATTTTTTATATTGCAAAATTTTTCCATCTTTATTTTTTGTGATATATCTCTTGTGATATTATGATTACATTGATTATCAATAATTTAGATATAGAATTTCACTTAATTGCATTATCACAAAAATTTATTGCAAAATCAAACACAGAAAGAATTTGTATGAGTTGTTTTGAAATAAAAGAAAGAAATATTTTCCTTCTTTTGTAGGAATATTTGAAAACTTTGTTAAATTTGCAAGAAAATGTCTATGGAAAAGTTTCTTGCTTACCTAAAAGTTAAACCTTTTATCAAAGAATGGTTGACATTCCATTACGGCAATCCTGTAGCGTTTCCACCACAATCTGCCGAAAATGCGACAATCAGGAGATTTCTTACAACACAACCCCGCGATGAAGTCCCTGAGATGAAGTCGGAAGACGAAGTAGCTGTATACATCCCTGACAGCAAGCAAAAGCCCGTCATCTCTTACCATTACCTTGGCAAATATGCGAAGGCTGCAGTAATAGAATGCATCGAGGATACATTCCGCCTGCAAATGTGGAAAGATCTTAATGACCTGCACGACTGCGGATGCACTGTATTGCGAGCAATCCAGGCATGGTGTGAGAACAACGGCATCTCAATAGAATATGATTACACTATCAAGATGAGATACCAGCGCATGAGGAACTCTTACCTGAAAAATGGAATAGACCTTCGAAACAAAAAAAGAAATAGCGAAGATTTATAAAAAAAATTATGGACAAGTGCCACTAATTTGTTCGCGCACAATCAGTCCGTATTAACACGATCGAGAACGTATGAAAATATTTAAGTTGGTAAAAAGTGTGGAAATCTATCCTCTCAACGGTAACGACAAGGCTAATTGGATAGATGTTGACCGGGTTAAATTCCCGGATGTGGAATGGACAGAAATTTTCATTAAAAAACATGGGGCATTAACCATAAAGGATAAATTGGACTCCAAAACGAGAATATTCACAGCTGAGCTACAGCTATACACGCCTGAGGCGATAAATCTTGATGTGCCATACCTTTGGCGAATAGGCCTCGTTGATGGAACATACAGGTTAATTGGTGACGGAAACAGACCGTATCCTGTTGCAACGCTGACTGAAACGGCGCCGGAGTTGGCGACCGACAACCAATTGAACATTATCAATGTGACATATTCATCAGACAAAACTATTCCATATATAATGTAACGCGTATTTTATTCTCAAACCATTTGATTATAAATTTGGCGAAAAATATCAAATGGAATATCAATTAGTTATATCTGGGACAATAGGCAGCTGGTGGAATGGGTGTTCTGCCGATTACGTGCGCTATGTGCTTAAACAGAACAAAGACAAAGATGTGCACATTGGCTTTTGCAGCCTTGGCGGATACGTCAAGGATGGACTCGAGATGCACCAGGCATTTAGAGACCATGGCCGGGTACATGCTCATGCATTCGGCATGAATGCTTCAATCTCAACGATTGCCATGCTTGGTTGCAAGACCATTGACATTGTCAAAGGGTCCTTTTTCCTCATACACAACGTTTCCGTATGGATAGACCGATTCGAACAGGCAAACAAGGAAGCCATTGACAAGATGATTGACGACCTAAAGCTACAGCGTGATAGCCTTAATACTTTTGACGACGTTCTCGCTTCCATGTATGCTGATAAAACAGGTAAAAGCATTGACGAGTGCAAAAAACAGATGAAGAAAGGCAACTGGATGACGGCGCAACAAGCCGTTGACTTCGGCCTTGTAGACTCTATCAGGACTGATGCTTCTGCGGAAAAAGCCGCAAACGAGTTCAATTCTTCGTTTATCAATAATTACACAACAATATACAAGGATGCAGGCATACCGCCGTTGCCTTCTGCAGAGGACGACAAACTGTCGTTGATTGCAGATGACAACGGTAATCCAACTCAGAGTTTTTTGCGAAAGACGTGGCAGGGACTCCAGAACCTCATCCGTAACCCACACGCAGAAAATAATTATAACAAAATGACAGACAAATTTAAAAAAGTCCTGAACATCCTTAAATTGCAGAATCTTGCGACGGATGACAAGGGAAATGTTTTACTCACTGATGACCAGGCTTCGGCTGTAGACAAGCATCTCAAGGATGCTGACGACAAAATAGCCGGCCTCGAGGCTAATGTCAAGACAAAGGACGAGGAAATCGCAAAACTCCAAGCAAAGGTGGAAACACTTGAGAAAAAAAGTAAAGAAGACGACGAGCAGATTAATGCTCTTAAATCCGGGGCAGGCGACAAAACGGATGATATGACTGAAATTGAAGAAACGGCCTTCGAAGCTAATGACTTGTACAACATCGTAAAAGACATCTGATTATGGCAAAGTTAGGAAATATCACATTTACGCCGGAAGAACTGACAAGAACTTTCCAAACATATCGTCGGCAACTGATAGTGCAGCCGATGCTCGCAATGGGCGAAGCACTGCAACACATGACTATTCGCACAGGCATCAGATACCGCGAGACTGTTTCTGAAATGAGCGGAAAGTTCCAGTTGGGTAATTACAAGAAAGACAAAAAAGGTGATGGAAATGTCTCTATTGAGGGAAGAGTCCTCGAGACCTTTTTCGGAAACTGTATTGAGCCGATTGACCCGAACGCCATATACCAGACTATATGGGGCTCTAATATCACCAAGGGCGAGGGACTGAAGAATGTACCGATAGTTCTTCAGGTTTGTGCTTATATAATGAAGCAGCTGGGCGAGAATCTGTTTATGAATATGTTTACAGCCAAGCATGACAGCGGAGACTTCACTAGTACTGATAAGTTTTTCAACGGTTTCAAAACTATCATTGACAATGATATAGCCGGTACAAATGAAAGGACTACCGTACTTATTTCCGAGGAGAAAGGAAATCTTAAGAAGTCTTCTGACAGTATTACAGCTGAAAATGCTGAAGATATTCTGAAGGATTTTTACTGGTCGCGCGACGTAAAACTTCGCCGTCAAAAGCTAAAGTTATTCATGTCGGACATGACCTACCATAACTACACCGAGGCTTACCAGCTGAATCATGGCTCACTTCCATACAACAATTCTTACGATAAGAAGACATTGGAGGGAGCATCTAACGTAGAGCTGGTGCCGATGGCTAATGTGCCTGAAGACTTCCTTTTGCTGACTCCGAAGTCTAACATTTTGGCACTTTTTAATCAAAAATCAGCCGATGAAAATTATATCGTCGAGAAGTCATTGGATAACCATTATGATGTCGATTTCATCGCCAACATGTTCTTTGGTACCCAATTCTTGTCGGTGTCTAAGGAATCATTCTCAGCTTGGGAAAAAACAGAAGGATAATTAAAAAAGTGAAATTATGGCAAACATATGTACTGATCAAGAAACATTGTATGCAGACATTGACTTCTGCCAAGGGAAGAAGTCATTGCCAGGTATACGCTCATATGTATACGGAGCTTCAAAGAGGGACATCGTAACGTGGCCGAAAATAGACCGTTCGACGAAGGAAACGCTCGATACAATTAATGTGTATGAGGGTGACTTCGTCATGGCTGCCGATAAGAAGTGGCACAAGATAGCACTTGTACCGAATGAAGGACAGTTGCAGATTGAGTCACAAGGTACTTATGGTTCGAAGACCTTTAAGGTTACTGCTACCATGAACATGCCGGGCACAGAAGAGGAAGTCAGTGGATACATTGCCGAGGCGAACAACGATGAAATGGTTTATCTTGTTCCACAACGCAACGGCAAGTTCCGCGTCGTAGGCTCAGAAGCCTTCAGCTCGGAACTTTCATTGGCTCAGGATACCGGTAAGGCTGCTACTGACAGCAACATGACAACCGTTACAGCCGAGGCAACTGACGAATACCCGGCTCCATTCTACGTTGGAAAGATCGAGACTGAAGCAGGCGACATAAACGCTGCTGATGGAACTGTAGCAGAACCAGATGAGGAGGGTGGTTAATCTGTAGTTTTCCATTTCTTGGGTTGGACTTTATTGTCCAACCCTTAAAAAAAAAAAATTATGGTTAAATTCGATGATAATTTTACTGCACAAATTCAGACATGGCTTGCCAAGCCTGAACATAGCAAAGACGACCTTATACAGGGCGCAACATACGTGTTAAAACTTACAGGTAATCAGGCGATGTTTAACACAATTATACGACGCCCAGAAAGGTACGAGGATAAAATCATATATGAGCTTAAGAAACGTCTGCCTATGAGATTGGACCACATGACAAAGTCTGATGTCAAGGCTCTCGAGGCTGAAATTCTTCCAGCTATTACACCTTTAATGGATACAAACGAGAATCAGGATGAAGGTGAAGAAACACAAGACGCTTCTGCAGTTGGCAAGCGTGCCGACCATGAGCAGCTGCCTGCTGAAATTCAGCAGCTATGGAATGTCAACGCAGAACGCTGGAAGAAAATCAAGGAGCTCTATAATAATTGCAAAAAACTTGAAAAGCCATGCGACAGATATGAGTACCTGAAGCTGCTTAAAGAAACATGGTACGCATATAAGAAGGACTTCAGCGTTTACGACATGTATAAGATTGGCGAGAAAACAGAGCAGGCTGAATCTTCTGCTGATTCTTCATCTACCGAAATTACTGTCAAGGATGTAACAAATGCACGTGCTTACATCTCGAAGAACCTCGAGAAGCTGGAGACCATGACTGACAAGGAATCTGAGGAGTGCAAAAAACTTAAAGAAAAGGTGGCGCAGCGAATCAATGTAATCCTTAATGCCGGTGAATCATTTTCTGAAGACATGATTGCACGACTGGCACCTTTCTTTACAGAAATAAATTTCAATGAACATCAAGAAACTTCTGAAACCGCTCAGGAATGACCATCCGTCATACCAGAGCTATCTTTGCACAGGAATGCACACGCTCGGTCTGCTCGGATGGATACTCGAGCAGACCGGACGCGCTGATGTATATGTAAGTACGTTCTCTACATCCGACGCTTTCCTTTCCGGCTTCCTGAGACTGAAAAAAAAGCACTTGATAAATCACAGCGTTCTTGTAGCAGATCTTAAAGCATCTCGCAAGACAGTCGGGTTGTACCGACTTATGTCAGCATGCTTCGATAGCGTTTACCTTGCAATGAACCACTCGAAGGTCGTCCTTGTGCAGAACGAAAATTGGACGGTAAGCGTCATCACTTCTCAAAATCAGACATATGGAGACAGGGCTGAATGTACTTTGATAACAACAGACCAGGAAACATTTCTGTCTTTGTATTCTGGATTAAGTAAATTAGTTAATAATCAATCGTATCAGTTAGATGGACTATTCAACCGACTTGATGAATCAAATCGAAGAGTGCGGAAAAAAACTGATGACGCCCAAGGAAACAGCTCTATATCTTCAATTGGACGAGATTGCATTTTCTGACGATATTTCAACAAAAGGAACGGAAGTACGCAAGCGTTATCTGCATGGGGTCATGACATCTGTTTATGAAATGCGTGAAGGAATTATAGCCACAGCCAACGCTGGCTCTCCTTATGCGCTGACCGCTTGTAGGGAGCTGCTTCTCAAAACCTTATCCGAGGCAAATATATAATGAGTCTACCTGTTGACATAGATGAATACTCTCGTTATGTTACTCTTAACGACGATGAGCTGCAAGAGCTTAGGGTTAATCCTAGGCTCTTTGAGCGTATACACAGGATACGAGGACTTTATGCATATTGGTTACAATTCCCATCCAAATTCGACGCCGATATCGTGGCTTATGATATAGCGATGTTTCGCGTAGCCAAGTCGCAGGCATACGATGATGTCCGCCTTTTGCAGCTCCTTTTGGGAAACATCCAGTCGGCCAACAAGGAGTTTATGCGTTGGAAAATAAATAAAGACCTGGAGGATGATTTGAAGGCTGCACGAAGATTACACGATTACAGGTCGGTTGCACAGATTGAGAAAAACCGCATACTCAACAACCGTACTGACAAGAATGATGAAGCAGAGATTGAGTTCGACAAGATTATTCCGCAGATATTCGAGCCTACTGATGATCCTTCCGTTATCGGCATTCAAAAAATACCACACTTAAGAGAGCGGATAAAGTCTCTCAACAAGAAATATTCTACTGACCTTGATGCGCAGGTCATTGACTATGAAGAAATAAATGACGAGCAATAATAAGACTAAGCAATACTTTAATGACGGACAGATGTATCTGCTCTCCATCATGCCACGCGACCTGGTGGCCGTCTGCGGCCGTGGTTTTGGCAAGGGTGCCGTGCAGGCTGTGCGTGCGCTTACCTGCGTACAGGGTATGCCCGGCTCAATGGGTGGCTTTGTCGCGCCTTCCGTAAAGCGGTGTCTTATAAACATATTGCCGTCCATGCTTATCCACCTCGAGCGGTGGGGGTATAAGCGTGACTTGCATTATGTCGTCGGCAAACGCCCATGGAAGGGGCTTCACTGGAAAACACCGCTTTTCACTCCTTCTAATTGGGAAAACACGATATCGTTTTACAACGGTTCAGTAATTAACATCATCAGCCAAGACCGCAAGGGCACAAGTAACTCAATGTCTCTCGATTACGTAATAATCGACGAAGCAAAGTTTATTGACTATGAGCAGCTGAAGGACGAGACATTCCAGGCTAACCGAGGAAACCAGATGTACTTCGGCAATTTCTACATGCATCACGGCCTGACAATCACATCCGATATGCCAGTTACAAAAAAAGGCTCATGGTTTCTGAACTACAAGAAACAGATGGATAATGATCTTGTGCAGGTTATTGAAGGACTTGTATATTACATATGGAAATTAAAGCAGAAGGTAAACAGATATCCTGATAAAGCAGAAGCTTTACATAAGAAAATTGAGGCAATGACAGCACAACTGAATAAGTTGCGCTCACAATGCCTCTTATACAAGGAATATACATCTATTGAGAATCTTGCGTTACTGGGAGAGGACTTTATCCGCCGAGCAAAACGAGACCTGCCTCCGCTGACCTTTGCCACATCAATCATGTGCCAGCATATAGGTATATCAGCTGACGGATTTTACTCAGGATTGAGGTCTGATTTTAATTATTATACTGCGCCTAATGCTAGTTCCCTTAATCTTGCCAATGTCGGGAATGTGACCGAAGACAGCCGTCTGGATAAGGATTGCGACCCAAATCTCCCTCTATGTATAGCGTTTGACGCCAATGCTAATATCAACTGGCTTGTCGTTGGGCAAGTGGACAAGACCGGTAAGCTACGTGTTCTCAAGTCCTTTTTTGTGAAATATGAGCGGAAACTCCCGGAACTTATGGATGATTTCTTTGCGTACTACTATTATCACCGCCGTAAGCAGATAGTGTTCTATTACGACGCGACCTTTGTCGGCAATAACTATGCACTGCACAACGATGACTTCCACAAGTATATCGAACGTCGGCTTAAAGCCGCTCAGTGGATTGTCAGGGCTATCTATATCGGCAAGCCAATGCGACATATCGATAAAAATCTTCTCATAAACAGAATGCTTCGCGGCAGGGCTAATCACCTTGTCCTTATCAACAGGGACAACAACCCTGACCTTATCATATCCTTGGAGTCTGCCGGAGTTTACAACGGCGAAAAGGACAAACGCGGCGAGAAGTTGGCGGAAACAGAAGAAGATAAGCTTGAGGGACGTACCGACGGTTCTGACGCATTTGATACGCTTTGCATCGGCGTGGAAAAGTTTCCTGTTCTTCAATTCCACGCTGTCATTGTCAATTCTTATTCAGATTAAAGCTCCTCAGTGGCTTACTCCTTCTTTTGGTCGGATGTCGTAATGGCAACCGGCCTTTTTTTTGCTCAAACACATATTCTCCATGCGTGCAGTCATTACTTATTATTATATGACAAACCTCAGTAGTATTCTGTGATGGTTTCATTTTTTTCTTACTGGTTTTATCCATTTCAATACGCTGATATAGCTGTTTCATTTTTTTTTGCGCCTAATTTCTTCTGTTGCTGTGGCTTTGGCTACTGAGACTGCCAATTTTAATCTAGGGCTGCCTACATCTTCGTAAACTTCAACCTGGTAAACGTTTGAACATACATTATTTGTCTATTTCGTCTTGATAAACCATTATTGTCTTTTCTTGGTGCTTTGACTGACTTGTGTAATTTTCTTTTTGTCAAACACTTATTTTTCCTTTGCAAAGGTACGGCAAGCGGTATTCTGCAAGGGCACGCCATGCTTGTCGGCACAAATTTTAAAAAAATATGGGAAAGGCTTTTCTTATCCATATTTTTTCCCCAAGGTTAAAATTTCTTTGACTTCCCTTGCATTTGCATACCTGTTTCTTGCTCGTTTCCTGTGCACGTAAAAATTAAATGTTCAACAATAAAAAAATTACAATTATGACAAGTTCAGTTCAGCAGCACATCGCAATTGCCAATAACGGCACATCAAGAAGAAACAGAAAGAGTTATATGTTTTCTCAAACCATTTATCAGGTTGAAGTTTACGGAGAAGAAGGCGAAGTACTTACTTATGAGATTATGGCAGACTCATGCGCCGACGCCACGGCAACCGCAGAAAGCCTGGCGAATGACTCAATGATAAACATCAGCTACATCAGCGTATTCGTAATGGATTAATCAATGTTTAACTTAAAAAAATATAGAATCATGAAACTATCACAGCACACAACAGAGGTTTTAGACAAATTTGCAAAAATGATGATTGCACGCATGGAGACTATGAGATTGAGTAAGTGGCAAAAAGGTTGGATCGGTTGCAATTACGGCGCCGGTCCGGTAAACCTGGAAGGGGTAAGCTACAGAGGTGCTAATGCACTGATATTGACATGGGGCTGCGTGGATAAGGAATATAGGTATCCTATCTTTTGCACGCTGAAACAAGCTAACAAATTGGGCGCCAGGATAAATAAAGGTGCTCAATCCTTACCCATCATCTTCTGGGATTTCTACTATACTGACGCCGCAGGTAGGAGACTCTCCTCAGATGAGTATAACAGACTCCAAGGATGTGAACAGTTACATTGCAAACGTCATCCTTTCCTCAAGTGTTATTCGGTATTCAACGTTGATCAGACCACCATACCCGAGAAGCATCCTGAGAAGATTGAGAAATTGCAGTCATTGTTTCCCGGTAAAGAAAGCCCCGACGCAACCGGCATGTATGAGAACGCCGACATAGATAGGTTGCTTGTCAATCAGTCATGGGTGTGCCCGATAAAGTATCAACAAAGGTCAAATCACGCATATTATAACCCAGCTAAGGATTTTGTCGTAGTACCCAAGAAATCGCAGTTCAAGACAGGAGCTACCGCAGAGGAAATATATATGGACGGACAAGAATACTACGCTACACTTATACATGAGCTTGTCCACTCAACAGCGCCCAAAGACAGGCTTAATCGTAAGACTGGATGTAAGTTTGGCGACAAACAGTATGCAATCGAGGAGCTGGTCGCTGAACTTGGGGCTGCCCGTTGCGGTCAGATTCTCGGCTTTGACAAGAAAATATTGGACAACAACGCAGCATACCTTGATTCGTGGATTGCCTCAATCCGTGAAAATCCACTATTTATATTATCACTCATGAGTGATGTGGAAAAGGCGAGCAAATATATATTGGAACGTATCTCGGCGTGATAAACTTCTCTCCAAACAACAGCATTGGTAATTGCCAATGCTGTTATTTTCCCCTTGTTTTGGTAATGCCCATTCAAATAAATTTGAAAGCGCATTTATGTTTAGCTCGTCATCATCGAGATGTCTCGCTAAACCGCGGATGCGCCCTTTGGATTTTGTTGTTTTGTGATGCCTCGTTACATATTCCGCTTTAATTTCATCAGGCAATTGCTTGATTTCCGTAGGGCGGTGGGGACTGCTTTAGCAGAATTTTTCGGCTTTCGCCGACCGCAACAGCCTAACTTTCTGGGAGTCAGCCTGTTGCGGTTTTTGATAGTGGAAAAACATATAAAAAAACGATATTTAACAAGCGTATTGCCTACGCTTTACGCATTTATTCATTAAAAATGCTACTATAATTGATGTTTATAGTGTTAAATATTGTTTGTTTTATATATCTTCATTGCGTTTGATTTAGCTATTACAAAAATCATTATTATCTTTAACTAAATTAAATTTGTTATGACAAGTAGTAGACGAGGCGGATACAGAGAGGGTGCAGGACGTAAACCGGGCGAAAATAAGCGCACCGTTTTTTCATTCTCCATTGATGCTGAAAATGTAGATATAATTCGCTCAGTTGACAATCGTAGCAGGTTCATCAATGAGCTATTGTCTGATTATAAGCTCAGACTAAAAAAATAATACGCAAAAGATGATTTTTTAACATTTAAAACTTGCATAATACGCAAAAGATGATTATCTTTGCATTGTCAAAATAAAAATATAATTATATGAAACTAACAGACAAAGAAGAAGAGCTCATTGAAGCAATAAGGAATTACAGAAGAGCCTATCCTAATGGAAAGGAAGAACTAGAAACTTATGCTTTAGGCCTGTTTTATGAGCTGATGGACAATGAATGACAAACCGCCCTCCCTCTAAGGGGGAGGGCATTAAAAGATAACAATATGGAAATAATGGAAGCAGATGTAATGGTAGCTACAGGAAATGTCAGAAAGGCATTATCTGATGTGTATGAGGATATCAACTGGGCTTATTTGGCTAAGAACTACTTCGGTAAATCTCGTAGCTGGCTTTATCATAAGTTCAGCGGTATGAATAACGGAAAACCTGACGACTTCAGCGACGTAGACCGCGAAAAGCTGAAAGGTGCTCTATATGATATTGCAGACCGCTTGAGGAAAACGGCTGATACACTTTAAAATTATATATTTATTTTGACGTTCGGGGAGATGTTTTGCAGCATTTCCCCTTTTTTTTCATTAAATTTGTTTATTTTTGCAGAGTTAAGATGATTAATAGTTCCTTTACAGATGGCGCATAATCTGTTTTGGGCATATTAAACATATACAGCTGTTTAGAGTTCACGTTGACGGGATGCGCCCCTGATACGTGAACTCATCTTTTATTATGGAAAAACAAGACATGAATTTTGTAGCCATTGATTTTGAAACGGCTACATTTGACAGAATGGCTTGCCAGGTAGGCATGACTATTGTCAAGGAGGGTGAAATTGTAGACACGTTTGAAAAATTGATTCAACCACCAAGGAATTATTATGATGACGCTAATATTAATGTACATCATATTACCCCTGAAATGACTAAAGATGCACCAACCTTTGACAAGGTGTGGGAAGAAATTTCAGATTATATAATTGGTAGAGTTGTAGTTGCACATAATGCTGCTTTCGATGAAGACGTACTTTACAAAAATCTTTCCTTTTATGGTATTCAAGTAAGAGGAATTATGCCTTTCTTCTGTACTTATAAACTTTTTGGTCATGCCCTTACTGATTTGTGCAAAATGTTTGACATCGATTGTGGAGAACACCACAATGCTTCCAACGATTCAAGATGTTGTGCTGAAGTTTTCCTTAAATATCTTAATAGGGTTAAACCTCATAAAATT